GTGGTGATTGCGGACGAGATGAGCCGGCTGCGAGCTGGGCGGCGGGGCTGCCTATGCGAGAACCTCGCAAAAGCCATCAAGGACGGCCTGCTTGAGCAGGTAATTCTCATCGACCACGACGAGGCATTCGTGGACAAGATGAGCGCAGGACTCTTGGGCGGCCAAGTGGTAAAAATCGAACGCCAGCAATCATGAATCCACTCGAACTAATGCAAGCCAGTGACGAGCTGGACAGAGCGAGGGCACGCGGCCTAGTCGGCCGCGTGGCCAAGCCGCTGAGTGATAAGCAGATTGACGCCATCCTTCGGGAAAAGCTAAGATCATGCAACCATGCTCTGGTGGCTGCCACCTGCAAAGCCTGCAAGGTGCCCATCATGGCTTACAAATCGAAACGCCGGCATGCGCATCTCGCGCAAGCTCGGCAGATTGTGACAGCCCTGCTCTGGTGGCACTCAGAAACCAACTCAATTGACATCGGCCGCCTGCATGGCCAGCACCATGGCACTGCGATGCATGGGCGCGACCTGATGACAATCAAGTATCACGACAGGGAAGAACCCACGGAAATCATCGAGGCGCTCGAGGCTGAGATCTTCGGCGTGACCGATCATGCGGCCGTTGACCGGCTGCGAAACGACAAGCGAGGCGTTGCCACCACGATTGACCAGCTCAAGCTGGACTTTTGGAAAAAGCGCACGCGGGCCATCTCGAGAGCCACTAAAAACCAAGGACGATGCTAAACGAAAAACAAACCAAGGCGGCGAGCATGCAGGGCAAGACCCTGCTCACCATCGCGGGGCCCGGCAGCGGAAAAACCCACACAATGACCGAGAGGATCTATCGCGACCAGCAGGCGGGAATGCCTGCTGGTTCGCAGGTGGCCGTGACCTTCACGAACTGCGCCGGCGATGAGCTGGCAGAGCGGCTCGAGAAAAGAGGCGCGCGGCATCTTTTCCACTGCGGCACCCTTCACAGCTGGGCCCTCAGAATGCTGCGCACCCTGCAGCCGGCGCAGTACGAAAACGCGCAGGTGATTGGCGACCGAGCTTATGAGGTGATCATCAAGCAGGCCATCAAGCAGCTGGGCAGCAAGGTGACGGTTGCAAAGGCAAGAGAGACACTGGCGAGCAACACCGGCACGGCCGGCAACAAGCGAGTGCTCAGCCTTGCCATCACCAACAACATGCTGCGGCAGCAGCTACTGCACCCCGATCTAATTTTGACCATGCTGATCAAAGAGATCGACCGAGGCCTGCCGCTCGAGCATGGGCTGCAGCTCTACGTGGACGAGTTCCAAGACACGGCTGCGGTCGATGGCGCCATCTATCGCCGGCTCAGGCGCGACTATGGGGCCAAGCTTTTTGCAGTGGGTGATCCAAGGCAGGCCATTTTTGGCTTTCGAGGCTCCAGCTGGCTGCACCTTCATGGCCTCATGTTGGAAGCGGACGAGAGCACCACGCTCAACATCAACTATCGAAGCGACCGCAAGATCGTTGAGCTAGGCAATGCCATCGCTGACGAGATGAAGCTCGAGGCAAGCATCGCCGAGAAGAACCAGCCGGCGCCCGATGCCGGCGAAGGCTCCATCGACTATCTTGATTTCAGAAGCTCAGAAGATGAGGCCATCGCGATGCGCGAGTGGGTGCAGGGCGAAGGCAGCAGGGCCATCCTTGCACGCTACAACCAAGGCGTTTTTCTGATTGCGGCCATGCTGCGAGCCGAGGAGCTGCCCGTTCTGGCCAGCACTGACTCGATGAAGATGCAAGAGGAGCTGGAAAGCCTGACGCAGCTGCTCGAAGCCGTGCGCAATGTGGAAGGCTTAAACACTCGCCAAGAATGGGCTGACTGGCTCGGCACTCAGGGCGCCAGCATGGAGATGCAGGATGCACTGGTGGAGCCACTTATGCGCAGCACAACACCCGAGCAGCGCATCACGGCCGTGCAAGACCTCGAGCCCCGACCGGCTCAAAATTCCACGTGGGTCAGCACGGTGCACGCCGCCAAGGGCCTCGAGTTCGACCATGTTTGGATTGCCGGCGCCGATGATGCGGCTTTTCCTGCTGGCAATATCGACGCGCAGTGCCTTTTCTTTGTGGCTGCAACGCGGGCGCGCCACTCTCTCACGATAAGCGCAGCCGCTTCTCGCCAATCTCACACGCGACTGACAGGCCTCAAGCTGGCCCAGTTGGTTGAAACTACGAAACACGATGACCATGCCAAACAAACTGACAAAGGTGCCCATTGAGACACCGATCAAGCCAGAGGATCAGCATTATTTGATCCCGCCAACACACGCCGAGAGCGAGCGTGCCTGCCTTCGGGCTGCTTACAGCTGGGAGGTGCAGGGCATCCCCTATGGGGCCTTCTGGGCCCTGCGGCGGCGCTCTCTATCCGTCGAGGCCTTTGTGCTCTATGCTGAGTTGCGAGGGCATCAGATTGCCGAGCACGATGCAGGTGCTGAGACTGACAGCGGCAGCCTGGAACCCTCCAACGAGCCCGCCATGGCCGAGCTGCTCGAGCTAGGCATGGTTGCAAGCGAAGTGCCAACCACGCCAGAGACGTGGAACTGGAGCGAACTGAAAGGCAGAAAGAGCAGCCAATGATCAAACTCACGATTGCCACCGAGGACAAAAGAAAAATCAGGCGCGACCCGAGCATCACCGATCTGGCGTGCAGAGTCTGGGAGGACTTAGTTGATAGAGCTTACAGCAAGGGCGTGACATGGATCACGGCAAGGCGCTTGGCCGAGGATCTCGGCGGCCGCTGCGAGAAAGCGGTTCAACGATCGATCCGGCTACTGCTCGACAAGGGCCTACTGGAGCGCACAACGCGGCGCATGGATGGAGGGCGCCAAACTTACTTTCTTAGACCCACCAACCCAGAGGAATGGCCCGAGCCAGTGGTGCAAATAGCACCACGGCCGGAGTGCTTTGAGCACCACGGCCGTGGTGCTTTAAGCACCACGGCTAATATTGAGAATAAGAAAGTTAACAATAGAAAGAGAAAGAGGGGGCCGCAGGCAGAGCCTGCACTCGATATTTCACTGGCTGCGCCTATCCCAGAACACTGGCGAAATGATGAGGCTTTTGCTGAGCTTTGGAACCAGTGGGCGAAGAAAAGAGCAGCCAAGACGAGCAAGCGTGACAAGCCCGATGCAGAAACCTTCAACCGAGCCCGCAAAAAGCTGGCCCAGTGGAGAGACATGCAGGATGCCATTGACCTCATGCTGGAGGATGCCGCAGAGCGTGGCTGGCTCCAGCTGCGCACGCCCAAGCAGATGGGCAAGGAATGGCTCAGCGCGAGCTACAAGGACGCAGGCGCTAAAGGCTTGCAAAAGACAGAAAACCCCTATTGAATCCCATCACGATGAAAAAAGAAACCGAAAACAACACGGGCCAAATGGCCGAAAGCGCAGCCCGGCAGCTCGGGCGAATGTTTAACTCAGATGTTTGTGGCTATTGCGGATGCAAGCTCGCCGGCATCCAAGCGGTGGCAATTTGTGAGATGTGCGACCTTGATGCCACTGCGTCAAAAGAGGCCATTGATGACAAAGCGGCCGCCGAGAAGAAAGCCAAAAAGCAAGCGGCATGGGCCAAGATCGCGGGCCAGTATTCCACCGCCGACCCGATCAAGCTGCCCTTTGCTCGGATGCGTGACCTCCATGAAAAATGGAACCCCGAGCTTAAATATGGCGTGACCATCTTGGGCGATGGGCTGGGCAAGAGCTGGCTGCTCTGGCTACTGCTGCGCAAAGCTTGGGAGTGTGGCCGAGAATTTGAATATCGTGACGCCACCGAGGTGCGCGGCGAACTCATGGCCATGGCCCGCACGGGCGACCAATCGCCCAAGGTGCGCCAGCTCATCAAGGTCAAGATTTTGGCCATCGATAATTTTGGGCTGAATAAATCCACTGAGGCGGCAGATGAACTCTGGCACCTCATTCTCGAATCTCGAGCGAAGGCACAGCGCCCCACTCTCATCGCGGGGCCATACCAGAGCGGGCCACTGATCGACCGCTTTGTTGACCGCACCATGGGCCAGTGCATCGTCAAGCGCCTTGGCCCAGCTCACAACTGGGTTTTAAACACCTCGAGCGACCAGCTCACAACCCCAGAAATATCATCATGAAACCGAAACATCACGAACCCCTGCTGGTTGGCTTTGCTGCTCTCTCGCCAGTGATCATTGGAGTACTGACGGATAACTTGTGGCTTTGGGCCAGCTTTCTGGTGATGGGCTCAACGGTGGCGATGGCTTTCACCAGCGCCTATCGCAAGTTTCACCTTTGGGCCATCGAAGGCACCAACGTGCCCGAGCCAAGCGTGCTGCCGATGACACTGAAAGCCATCACGGCCGAGGCCGCCCCCATCATCGCCATCGTGGTGCTCGACCAGACAAACGCATGGCTCATTGCCGGCACCCGCTTCTGCCTTTGGCTGATTCAGATTGCCGACATTGGAGCCATGAGCAGAGAAAACGATTTAACAGAAGAACATGAAAACCAACCAATCATCCGAACAAAAAGCAAGCAGCCTCATAACTGAGCTTTGCCGAGCACTCTATCAAAACGCTGACTATGAGCCAGAAATCAGCCACTTTGCCCAGCAGAGCCGCGTGGTTGTCGAGGTGGATCTTTCCCCTTATGACTTGGGCATCGTGATCGGCGGGCGTGGCTCGCTCAAGCATGCAGTGCAGCAGCTCATCGCTTACAGCTGCCAGCTCGAAGAATGGGAGGTTCATCTGCAATATGTGAGTGACAAAAGCTCAGCCTCGAGGCCCTACGTGGAAAGGCAGAAGCCCGCCTTGGATGCAGTCGAGCCCGTGGTGCATGCCGTGGCCTCGATGATCGATGGCACTGCGCGCCTGGAAGCTGGAAAATTATCTGTCACGGCGCTCATCGAAACCGAGCAGGTGCTGACCTCAGCACTGAAAGCGGCCGTGGCTCGAGTGATCCGCACGGCCGGCAAGGCAAACGGCTTTCCTGCCAGCACCTACATCGAAACCATCTAATCATCATGATCAAATCCTGCAGGCCATGAGCACGCCAAACGAGCCAGATGCCGAGGGCTGGCAGCTTGTCAGCTGGGCGGCCGAATGCGAGGACAAGCCAGAGGGCTGGGAGTTCACGGGCGAGCTGGGCGACACGTGCTCAATCTGCAAGCTCGACTACGTGGAAGAATGCCAATGCCCTGCACCCACGCAAGAGGGCGTCGAGTATAAGCTCATCGAGGGCGTGCTCTATGGGCGTTTCGAGGAGGGCGCAGAGCGATGATCGATGAAATGATTGCCCGCCGGCATGACTCCATCCTGCGGTGGAGAGTGACGAGCGCCACCCGCCCGCAAGTTGAGCACGTGATTGACTTGGCTGCCCATGGCGGCATCGGCGAATGCAGCTGCGAGCATTTCCAGTTTCGCCTGCTGCCCAAGATTCTGGATGGAGGGCGCGACCACGTGGCCCTGCGGTGCAGCCACATCCTGCTATCGAGAAAGGCCTTTTGTGACACCCTTATTCCATTTTTGCACAACCAAGAGCAGGAGGCGGCGCAAGATCGTTGCCCCGAGCCAGAAACCCCGAACGAATGAACGAGAGAAGACGAAAAATCCCGCCACTTAAACGCGACCCGAAGACCGGCAAGCCTATCTGCCGCCACTGGGACTGCAAAAAGCTAGTCGAGCCCCCGCGCCGCTCATGGTGCAGCGCCAAATGCGTGCACGATGGCTTGATGCAGAGTGATCCCGGATATCTGCGCCAGCAAGTGCACAAGCGTGACAAGGGGATTTGTGCCGAGTGTGGCCGAGACTGCGACAAGCTGAAAAAGCACGTGGACGCCCTCAAGCGTGGCCGTGGCTATATGAGCACCAGCAAGAGGCTTGCAAAGCACCACGGGCTGACGATGGAGCAATACGAGGGCTGTCTGATGGGCGGGCAAGTGGACATGTGGGGCAAGGTTCGGCCGGTGCCCGATGGGCTCAGGCTCAAGAAGTGCCAAGAGGTGCAGCAGTTCGACCGCCGGCACCAGCGCATGGCCAGAGTTTGGCATCGAGTATTCAGCCGGCGCCTCACTCGGGAAGGCTTCGACATGCACCGGCGCCGCTTCTGGGATGCCGACCACGTGGTGGAGGTGATCCGAGGAGGCACCAATGCTCTCAAAAATATCCAAACGCTCTGCCAGCCATGCCACAAGAAAAAGACCAAGAGGCTGGCGCAGGAGAGGGCAGCAGAGCGGCGTGACGCAGGGCAGGAGGGCCTTGGGATATGAGCGTGGATCGCAAGCGCCAGATTGGAGGGGCGAAGGCTCACAAGGCAGGCACCGCTTTTGAGGAGCGGGTTGCATTGATCAACGCGGCTTATGAGCGGCAAGGCGTGGCCACCATCGAGAAAGTCGACCCGCCCACCAAGATGCTGGCCACCAAGCGCATCATCTACCTCGAGAACCCGTTTTTGGACTATGTGGGCACGTGGACAGCCCGAGGCGGCAAAATGATCGTCATGGAGGCCAAGAGCACCAGCGGCCACCGGCTGCAGATCGACCAGAAATCAGGAGGCCTGAGCACCAAACAGATGATCATGCTGGACAGGTGGCACAAGGCAGGGGCCTGCACGGGCCTGCTCTGGTGGCATGAGGACGAGCTCAAGGTGATCACATGGGAAACCATCAGGCACGCCTGCATGGCTGGGGCCCGCTCTTTGCGCTGGGCTGACCATCAAAGTTGCCGGCGTGGCAATGTGGCGGCCATTCAGTGGGACTGGTTGGCTGAGCTGAAATGAGAGAAACCGCTTTTTTCAATCCTTCCCGAGTTCTCGGCAAAAAGTGACCAACGATGCGGTTTCCATGATAACCGATGGCCTGGGCGAAATCCCCGGCGTTTTCCCTGGGCGCGCGATAGTTTTCGATAAAACAAATCGAGGGCTGTCAATCCATTATAGACAGGGGCCTGCAGAGAGAAAAGCGCGCCGATGCTCCACTTTTACGCGCACGGAAAGGTGGCGCACCGGTGCTTTGCTGTTTACTCCATTCGCGAGCCGTGGCAGAAGTAACGCACCATGAGCCAACAAAACGAAACCGCCACCGCTGGACAGATTGCTGATTTACGCCTAGCGCCGATGCGCAGCTGGGCATCAGCAAACCACGGTTCTATCGTGAAAGTTGCCAAGTGGCTGCAGGAGCGCACCGGCGAGAACGTCACGCGCCAAACGGTCGGCCGCTGGCTGAGCACCGACAGCGACCGCCGGCAGTGCCCAAGCTATGGCTGGGGCCTGCTGCTCGAGGAGGCCTACGCAACCCTCAGCTGAGCCATGGCCTGCTTTTGCCCTACATGCCGACGAGTGAAGAAATCAAAGCGATCTGCGCAATGCGTATTTTGCGCCAATTCCCGAAAAAAAACAGATGAACAACCAACTAGAAAACCACCCGCTGGCCAATATGCTGCCAGCCATGTCGGATGATCAATATGAGGAGTTGAAAGACTCCATCCAGCGCAACGGCCTGCGCCGCCCCGTGGTCACGCTGGGCAATCAGATTTTATCAGGGCGCCACCGCTACAAGGCTTGCAGAGAGCTTGGCATTCAGCCGGCAATCAGAAGCTACGACCCGCAGAAGGATGGAGCGGTGCCTATCCAGTATGTTCTCGACGAAGACATCAACCGGCGCCACCTCAAAGTCGACCAGCGTGCCACCGTGGCCGCCATGCTCTGGGAACAGCAGCAGCGCGACATGGCAGCAGCCAAGCGCACATCGGGCGGCGCACTCATGGAGGAGGAGCAACTGACCACCAGCGCCCCGAGTGAAGGCGCACCGGCTCCAGAGCCTAACAGCACCCCATCCGCGGATAACGTGACCCCTTTCAAGAGCGAAGGCGAGGAGGACGGCTCGGCGAGCGAGAACAACCGCAAGGCCCTGATGGCCAAGCTGGGCGTTGGCGCCGGCAAGCTACAAGAGGCGCTATGGGTGCAGAAGCGTGACCCCGAGATGCTCGAGCGAGTGGCCAGCGATGAGCTATCACTTGAGGAGGCCAGAGAAAAAATCGAGCTGCGGGCCAGTGCGAGCCAGTACAGAAAAGAGGCGGCCGACATGCTTGCAGCAGAGGTGGGTGATGATTTGGCTGAACAGATACGCAACTGCGAGCTGCTGGTGCCTGATCGACAGCTCAAGGCCTTTGTGGCTGCGCCCACGGTGGACCGAGCCAGCATTCTTGACATGATGAAATCGCATGAACTCAAATGCACCGAGGCCTGCAAGTGGATTGCCGGCGCATGGGGCCCGAGCGACCGCCTGGCTGAGCTTCTGCCATGGGCAAAGGACATCCTGAGCGAGAAGAAAAAAGCCAGCTTTTCCCTCGATGGCTACAAGATCACCATCACCAAATAACGCTGAACGTATCCCACGATGACCGACAACGCCACATCGCCGCGCAAGGCCCCTTCTAATGACGCCCCAAGCCTGAACTCGGGGCGGGGCATCGTTGGGATCACGGACTTATTCGGGGTTGTCGAAACCCCGCAAAGTGACATCGTTCTAACGCCTGATCCGGTAGCGAAAGCCGTGGTGGATCGCTTCAAACCTACGGGGCGCGTACTTGATCCATGCAAAGGGGATGGAGCTTTCTTGAAGCACATGCCCGGCGCGGAATGGTGCGAGATACGGGAAGGGAAATGCTTCTACGATTGGAAGGAGCCGGTCGATTGGATCGTGTCGAATCCACCATACAGCATCTTCTCGGACTTCCTTCTTCACAGCTTCACGGTCGCTCAAAACATCGTGTATCTCATCCCCGTGAACAAAGCCTTCAACTCAGTTAAAATGATGCGTGAAATATGGGCATGGGGCGGAGTTAAAACGTGCCTTGTCGTCGGTGCTGGGGGATCGCTGAACTTCCCCATCAACTTCTGCATTGGCGCGGTTCATTTCGAGCGCGGATACCGAGGCGGTATGAACGTGGAATTTCTTACCCCGAACACTCCAGATTGGGGCCGAAGTTTTTTGCCGTGATTGCCGAGTGGCAAAAGCTGGCGGAAGATGAAAAGCTCGAAACTCAAATTTTTGTATGAAAATAAGAACAATAATACACCGAACTATATGCTGGTATTTAAGACGATCTGGCGGAGCCTTCCATGCCTACCCGTATGGAAAAGATGGCAGATATGTTGTCATTATGACCGATGAAAAATATGGGTGGTATAATGATAACCACAAACGTAGTAATTCTTAGGCGAACGGAGAGATATAACATGAGAAAAGACGAATTCGACCAACGACCAGAGCCCTATCAGGAGGGCTATCTTTCCGGCTGCACCACTGGGCCCGCTATCGAGTGCCCCTATCCATGCGGCAGCACCGAGGCCATCCAGTGGCTGGGCGGCCACACGATGGCCCGTGAAATCTGCAACCGGCGCGTGCATCAGATCATCTGCATGGGCCTTGCTCTGCCGGCCATGATGAGATCGAACCCGCAGGCCACGGTGGGCATTGTTAAATCGGCAATAATGAAGGACGGGCAGGCGCTCGTTGGCCTCTTTCTGGGGGCTGAAATCGGACGCGGCGACCTCGAGCGAGGCAAGCAGATGATGGATGATATGGCGCCCATGGATCTCGTCTCAGCGGCGCTCTTTGCAGTGCGCGATGAGCCGCTGCCTGAGCACTTCAAAGGCTCCAAGCCAGCGCAGCGAGCATGGGAAATCTGCCTGCCGGCAAGCAAGTATTTGGTGCAGCGAGAGCTGGCCGAAAGTGCGACCGGCCAAGAGGCGCAGCTCGAGGTTGATTTCATGGGCCTGATTCAGCGCATGATTGACGGCCCTGCTGTTGACACCTCGATGCCCGAGCACCTCAAAAACTAAGCGATGACATTTCCAGAGAAATACCGCAAACCCATGAAGGGCACGCCATACGAGTCGAAGATGTTCGACCCCTATGGGGCTTTCAGGATTCCACCCACGCCGCTGACCAAGACGAAGCTCACGCGCAGCCTCAACATCATTGCCGCCTGCGCGATGCCCAGCGAGGGCATCCATTGGGAGCATGTGAGCGTCACGCTCTGCAACAGTGGCGGCTGCCCATCATGGGAAGAAATGGACATGGTTAAGCGCCTTTTTTGGGATGACAGCGAGGCAGTGATGCAGCTCCACCCTGCCCGCTCTGAACATGTCAACATCCATGAGGGCTGCCTGCACCTATGGCGCCCCACCAATCAACCAATCCCTCACCCACCACTAAAAACCGTATGACAGCCCAAAATCCTGGCGCCCACCCGATGCAAAAATCTGACGTTTACTCGAACGACTGGCAGAAAACTGCCCAGCGGTGCGGGGAGATTCTGGCCACCTTTCAGATGGCGCACAACGCGCAGGGCCCAGCCAAAGAAACCGCCCGCTGGCACATGAACCGAGACACTCAGGTGCGCACGTGGTTGGGAGAGCCCAACGATGACAATGCCAGCGAGCTGCCGACAGGCCTCAAGCTCTGGGGCATCTTGGTCGTGGTGCGCGAGGACATGAAGGATGGAGAGGTCGAGCTGATCAGCACCTTTAAGCACCCGCAAGCATGAGGGTGGAGATGGCAGAGCCAGACAAGCCATGCCCAGAGGGCTGGTGCCAAGTGGTCTTTGATGATGGGGCCGCACCAGACGCCCAGCCGAGGCGCCGCATCATCGCAGTCGAAACTGAGGAAACCATAGAGGCGCGGAACGTGATCAAATCCATCTGGAAAGAGGCCATCGTCCAGCGAGTAATTCAACACAAGGACGCAGAATGAAGGTGCTGACACCCGAGGAGAAACAGCGCCACGAGAGAGGCATTAGAAATGAGGCTGCCCGCCTCATGGGCGTGATGCTGCTCGCCAGTGTGCTGACAGGCGCTTTTGTAGCCATGCTGGCTTTCATGCTGGCCCGCCTGCTATGAGTGCCCGGAGAGAGGAGGCGGTGCTGCGGTTCAAGCAGCTTTATCGAGAGGCCAAGGCTCACAAAGCGAAGCTGGATGACGCGGCGCGGTGGATCATCGAGCACGAAAGCCCCTACAAGAGAGGCGACCAACTGCGAGTGCCAGCCAATGCGATGAACAGCAGTGCCGGCAAGCTGATGACGGTGGAGAGTGTGAGCATCGATGTTGACCCGAAAACCCAAGAGATTTATTGGAGCATCTCGGGCGATGGTGGTTACTTTCGGCGCCAGCTGGGCAGAGAGCTGCCACCCACCGAGGAGAGCAGCCAGCCATCACTGCTTTAAGTTGTTCGCAAACAGTGCGCAGGCAGAGCAGGATGGTTTGACACGGTGCGCGCGACACCGTAAAAGAACACATGGCAAATCAACAGATTGAGCAGGTGTCGACTGAACAGCTTGTTCCCTTCAGTAAAAACAGCAGGGTGCACTCAGGGCACCAGATTAACGAGATAATCGCATCCATCAATGAATTTGGATTCACCAACCCGCTGCTCATCGATGAGAAAAACGGCATCATTGCAGGCCATGGCCGGCTCGAGGCCGCCAAAGAGATGGGCATGCTTGAGGTGCCATGCTTGAGGCTTTCACATTTAAGCGAAGCCCAGCGCAGGGCCTACGTGATCGCCGACAACAAGCTGGCGATGAATGCAGAGTGGGATGAGGAGCTGCTCAAGAGCGAGATTGAGGCATTGAAAGAGCTTGATTTCGATTTGGATCTGACCGGTTTCCATGAGGACGAGCTGGCCGAGCTCATGGCTTTACCGCCTGAGATCCCAGCACCCGGCAGCAACCCGCAGCCTTGCCGCGGAAAGCTTGCATCGAGTTTCGGCGCCGCCCCCTTTTCAGTCTTCAACACCCGAGAGGGATGGTGGAAGGATCGCAAGCGCCAGTGGCTGAGCCTTGGCCTGCGCAGTGAGCTGGGGAGAGGCGATGCAGAGGAGCAAGACAAAAAGCTGATCAAGGATGATTTGGGTGGAGTGCTCATCAAGAGCTTTTCCGGTGGCGACATGAGCTTTTATGAGAAAAAAGGCGAGTGCGAGGCCAAGCTGGGCAAAGAGATAACCACTCAGGAGTTTATAGAGAAATACTACATCCCGCCCGCTGGAGTCGGCACCGGCTCAGGCAGCTCAATTTTCGACCCCGTGTTGACCGAGCTGCTGGTGCGCTGGTTCAGCCGGCCGAGTGGCATCGTGCTCGACCCCTTTGCAGGTGGAAGCGTGCGCGGCATCGTGTCCGGAAAGATGGGGAGGCGTTATGTTGGCGTAGAGCTCAGGGCTGAGCAGGTGGACGAGAACAGAAAGCAGGCCATTCAATGCTTCCAGAAAGCCAAAGGCCCAGAGGCCAAGCCAGTGAGCGACCCGAAGGAACTGACACCGGTGGAGAAAAGAGGCCAATACTGGCTCAAGCGTGATGATCTGTTCATCTTTGGAGGCGTGAGAGGCGGCAAGGTCCGAACATGCGTTCACCTCAGCCAAGGCGCCGAGGGCCTCGTCACAGCTGGCAGCCGCATGAGCCCGCAGGTGAACATCGTTGCATCGGTGGCCAAAGAACTCGGCATCCCATGCCATGCCCACACGCCCGAAGGCTCCATCAGCCCAGAGGTGGAAGCAGCAGAGAGCAAGGGCGCCACACTTCACCAGCACAAGGCTGGTTACAATAACGTGATCATTGCCCGAGCCCGTGAGGATGCAGAAGCCCAAGGCTGGCGAGAGATTCCATTCGGCATGGAGTGCAAAGAGGCCTGCGAGATGACCAAGCTGCAGGTGGCCAACATCCCGAAAGCCTGCAAGCGGCTAGTCGTGCCCGTAGGCAGTGGCATGAGCTTGGCCGGCATACTCCAAGGGTTGAAGGATTCAAAGCGCAGCATCAAGGTGCTGGGCGTGCAGGTCGGCGCATGCCCACGCAAGCGGCTGGATGAATACGCGCCAAAAGGCTGGGCCAAGATGGTCGAGCTGGTGAAAAGCGACATCGATTACCACGATGCCCCAGAGGAGCAAGAGCTGGAAGGCGTGCAGCTTGACCCGATCTATGAGGCCAAATGCTTGCCTTTCATGCAGAAAGGCGACTGCCTCTGGTGCGTTGGCATCCGAGAAACGGCAGCGCCACAAGTGGGCCCAGAGATCGCACCCGAGTGGCACGTGGGTGACAGCCACGACATTCAGAAGCTCTGCAAGGGCATCAAGGCCGACATGGTGCTGAGCTGCCCACCCTATGCTGACCTCGAGGTCTATAGTGATGACCCGAAGGACATCAGCAACATGAAATATCCCGAGTTTCTCAAGGCCTACCAGACCATTATCAAGCGCACGGCCGACATGATGAAGCCGAACAGCTTTGCCTGCTTTGTCGTGGGCGAGGTGCGCGACAAAAAGGGCAACTACATCGGTTTCGTTCCTGATACGATTCGAGCATTCGAGTCAGCGGGCCTGCGGTTCTACAATGAGGCCATCCTGATCAATAACGTGGGCACCCTGCGCGTGAGAGTCGGCCGCTGGTTCACCTCTGGCAGAAAGCTAGGCAAAACCCATCAAAACGTGCTGGTTTTCCTCAAAGGTGACGGAAAGAAGGCAGCGCAGGCCTGCGGCGACTGCAGCTCAAGCGTGACCCTGATGCATGAGGCTGAGGACGAGGACGCCGAAGATGAAACACTTGATTGAAAAACCCCAACCGGAAACCCACCACCATGGCAGCAAAGAAGAAACCAGCCCGCAAAGTGGCGAAGAAAAGCCCAGCCCGGAAGACTGCGGCCCGAAAGAAACCCGCCACCGGCAGGCCCAAGATCAAGATCGATCCCGACATGCTCATCAAGCTGGCCAGCATAGGCTGCAGCGGGCAGGAGATGGCCAGCATTTTGTGCTGCAGCAAGGACACGCTTGAAAGGCGTTTTGCGGCAGAAATCGACAAAGGGCGACAGGAGGGAAAGGTGCGCTTGAGAAGAAAGCAGCTGGATGTGGCCCTCAAGGGCAATGTCACGATGCTCATCTGGCTGGGCAAGCAGGTGCTGGGGCAATCGGATAAGATGGAGAGCAAGACCGAGCTGAGCGCACCAGTGGGCACCAGTGTCAAGCTAGTGCTCGAGCAGCAGCAAGGCACCACGGCCAGCCCTTTCGTTGATAAAGAGGGCAAGCCGGTGGAAGGGGGCCAAGCCGATGGCTAGTCGCGAGGAGATGCTGCGTTTCGTGGAGCGCCTTGAAAAAGCGGCCAACCGGCTCGTTGCCGAGGGCGAGCAGCTCGGGCTCAACGTGGTATCGCTGCGCATGATTTCCAGCGTGGACAACATGGACGGCACCGGCCGCAGCACCCGCATCAGCTACGGCACCGGCAACTATCACTCGCAGCTGGCCGTGACTGAGGAGTGGGTTAGGGCTGAGCGAGAGGTGGAGCAGGGCTACCACCAAGCCAAGGGGGAACAACAGTTTTTCGATGATACCGCCCAGTGATGAACAGCCTGGAGCTTGAACTAAGATTGCACCGGCAGCAGAGCCTTGCCATGATGGCGCCTGCTGAGGAGATTCTCTACGGTGGCGCAGCCGGCGGCGGCAAAAGCCACTTGATCAGGGTCGCATTCATCACGTGGGCCATGGAGGTGGAAGGCCTGCAGCTCTATCTCTTTCGGCGCACCTATCCGGAACTCAAAATGAACCACCTCGAGGGCCCGTCGAGCTTTCCGGCACTGCTGGCCGGCATGATCAACGCGGGCCAGTGCCGCATCGTGGACAACAAGGACATCATTTTTTCGAATGGCTCAAAGATTTCACTGCGGCACCTGCAGCACGCCAAGGACTTGAACACCTACCAAGGGGCCGAGATGCACGTGCTGGGATTGGATGAGGGCAGCCATTTCACCGAGGCCGAATATCGCTACTTGAGAGGCCGCCTGCGCGTCTCGGGCCTCAAAATCCCGCCGAACTGCCCGTGGATCTTCCCGCGCATCCTACTGGGCACGAACCCCGGCGGCGTGGGCCATCACCACCTCAAGCAAGGCTTTGTCGATCATCTGCCCTACGTGGTGCACCGCACCAGCAAGGCCGATGGCGGCATGCGGCGCGTCTTCATACCTGCACGGCTCGAGGACAACCCCAGCCTGCTGGAAGCCGACCCGACCTACATCGACCGCCTCGAGGGCCTTGGCGATGCCGTGTTGGTGCGCGCACTCAAAGAGGGCGACTGGAACGTGGTCGCCGGCGCCATGTATGGCGATGTCTGGAGAAAGCCCCGCCACCTTGTGCAGCCCTTCGCGATCCCGCCCGACTGGGATATTTGGATTGGCGGCGATGATGGCTACGATCAACCCACGGCCGTCATCTGGCTCACCCAAGACCCGAAGACGAAAACCTACTATGCCATCAGAGAGCTGAGCGCCAGCAAACTGCTGCCGGCCAAGGTGGCCCAACACATGGCCAACATCCACTTTCGCATTCACCGGCAGGGCCGCAATGCCGACAGCGCGCCGGTGCCCAACGAAACCGACATCGTGGGCGAGTATGACAGCGCCGCTTTTGCCGACAAGGGCGAGGGCGATAAGGGCGGCCGTGGCGATCAGATCCGGCAGGCGCTCGCAGAGAACAACTGGGGCACCATCTCGAAGTGCAAAAAGTGGCAGGGCAGCCGAGTGCACCGCGCCCAGCTGCTGCACCGCTTACTGGCCGACAATCCGAAAGACCCCGCCGGCATGCCTGGGCTCAGGTTCTTTGCCGGCTGCTGCCCGAACCTCGAACGCACCATTCCCTCGCTTGGCCGAGCTCCGAAGAACCCCGAGGATGTGAACACGGATGAAGATGACCACGCCTATGATGCTCTCACCTATGGGCTGCAGCGCCGCGATCGTTCGGCGAAGGGCAAGGCCATGTTGGGCTTATAGAACCAAGGTTTAACTTTTACTCGAAAAGAAAAGTTGCCAAACGGTGCTTTTTTACTTGCAAGGAATGAGGAAAAGGCCCAGAGTTCCTGATATATGACCACCATGGAAACGCCCACCATCGAGCAACTCTGCGCGAGAGAGGCCGAACTCAAGAACCGCATCGAAGACCTCGAGGCCTTCATCGCTCAGCACCGGCACCCTGATGACATGAGCCCCACGCAAGGGCAGGTGATTCACAGCACCAGCCGGCACGGCAAGCGCCTGCAGAGCCAGCTGGTGCATGCAGTGGCCGCTCTGGCCCACGTGCAGCGAGATTCTGTGCTATTCATTGGGGGCGTTGCCGATGGGCGAAGAAATCCCGCCCAAATAGAAAACTTTCCCGCCGTTCCCAGCACCGTCTTGTTAGGCGTTGCGCGGTGGAAAAACAAGAAAACATAGGAGATAGAACCCCATGGAAAACGAAACAAAAAAGAAACTGGAAGCGGCAATCGTCGCTTGTGCCGAAAAAGCCGCCAAGTCCGAAACCACCGCGCTCGACGCGATGCAATACACACAAGCGGCGGTGAATGCCTCAAATGCGATCATCGGCTTGGAAATTAACGCCCGTAAAGGATAAACCGTGCTGGCGGAGAGGTCCAATCCCTCTTCGCCTAACGACGGAAGTGAGCTGCCGTCTCCGCGCCAATGACTATGGATTCAGAA